ACCATTATCGCAGACTGTTCACGGGTGACCTTGCCCATGCTCTTGCGGGAGACTTTCGAGAACTCCTTCAAAGCGGCGGTCAGGCCGGATGTGTCAACGTGGGTTTCAAACATGATTACGGGGCTTGTTCATACCAATAAAGAGATCCCCCGGTCGTGGTGCATAACACCCAGTTGTTCCCGCTCGCCGGCTCTGTTGTCGGGTATGGGGGGAGAGAAACCCCGCATCCTGCGGTGAAATTAGAGATCCCGTTTGTCGTGACGAGTCCGTCTTCCCATTCCAAAAGCGTTGTTACCGTGGGAGATACGGTGTCGCAGTCGGTCCAAGTGAGCGAGCCGTCTCGGTCATTCCCTTCGACCGTAACGGCGCCAGCCCCATCGTCATTGACGTTAATCTGCGGGTTGGTGTCCCGTTCACAGATTGCAGAAAATTTAATCGAGTCGTTGGCGTCGTCGAATTCGTCCCCGTTGACCTCGTCAACAATAACTTTTCCGAATGTCCGGCCAACAGGCTCGACCTGTTCCAGTGTTCTGAAATCGTATCGATCTGCGCTGCCGTCGAATTCTTTGTGGATGTAGCGAGCCCCTCCAACATTCCTGCCAGTCCACAGCCTCGAATGTTCGATGTCCGATTGTTGGTAATAGTTGAAGACCGGAGCCCCGTCCGTGATCTCAAACTTAAAAAGCTTGATCCAATAAAACCCCGTTGCTCCCGACCCTGCTCCCGACGGTGGCTGATGGTGGTCTGAATCTTGTTCGTCCCCCGCTGTGATTGTGGGAGTGTTAGAGATGTAGCCTTCGTCGTCCGTGTTGTATTCACACGCAACGAATTGACCGGACTCGACTGTTAACTCTGGTCGTGGACGAGTTGACATGGTTGTACCGTCAATCGTCGGCTCGAACTCTGTAACCCCATCGACTCCGACTTGGGTGTTTCGCTGGATCACCCACCCTTCCTGAAGTGTTAGCTTGTATTCCACAGGGTCACTATCGGGGACCTTGCTGCATGAAAGAACCGAGAACGGAGGGGACTGAGTGGGCTTAACCTGCCTTTGTTTTTTTGGCGAAATCGAGACTCCTGATGTTGCAGATTTCTCCATAATCTGCCCCATCCCCGTGGTGGGCTGCACGGTTTCCCCGTTTAGGTAACGACCTAACATTCTCCACTTTTCGGGAGTGATAGGGCCTTGAAAGATTGTCTGAAGGTCCATCTTTTTTAGTCGTAGATGTCTGTATCCCAACCATTCCGGCCCGAAAGTTTCCAGACGGTATGGACTTGGTAGATTCCTCCCCTCCTAATGTAAGTCTCCGACCATGCCAGCCAATCACGCCCCGAGATACTCGGTGGAGATCCATTTGGTGTGTCGATGGTTCCTACGTCCCGAATGCCTGAGGGTCTTGACGTTTCAAAGGTGGTCTCCCGCCACTCTGCACCTGGGACAAGATAGGCCTCAACCCCTTGCTTAGTCCCTCCTCCTGGTCCGAACTCTTTAAAAATAGCGTTTGTTTTTTCGCTTTGCCATCCGGTGTCTGGGTCAACGAAGATCGCTCCATTCAACGGGTCAGCTGGGGTCCCCGCAATGGTTGACTCGAAATCTGGGTGCGTCTGAATAGGTTCCTGCGAAAGCGATGTTGCTAGTTCGTAAACCGGTTCGGGAGCCTCAAAAAGAAACCCCTCGAAAGTATAGCTCACAGTCCAGTAACCGGGTTCTGTTCGTTGTCCACTTCTCCTCTGCAAAAGCATGTTGGAAAAGTCTGGATGTTGCGCAAAATTAGCCAGCATTTCGCCAGGGAATCGAGAGTCAGGAATCTTGACCGTCATCTCGATAGAATCGACTCCGAAACGGTCTGTTTCAAATCTAGCCGAAAGCTGCTCGATCGTCTGGCTGGTCCCGCTTTGACTTGAAGGCATTTAAAAATTGCATGATTGTCAATTTTTGTTAAAAGAAACTTATGGGAATCACTTACTCATGGGAGAACGGTGAACGGGTGCCTTCTCACGATCCTAGATATGAAGGGGAAGAGAACACGATAGATTCTCCAGCCCTTGTCATGATGCGCGCCTTTATCGGCTTTCTGCTGGATTGTCCCGACAAGGAGCTTTCAATCGAGTGCCTTTCTCTCGTGTCTGGTGTCGGTTACAAAGGCAAGTCGATGGCAGACATTGCAAGGGATCACAAAGTCACGAGAGCGACCGTCTCAAGGCGTTGTGTCGATTTGTGTAAGATGTTTGGAATCTCTCCGACCCGCGCGATGAGAAACCCGTCCGGCCAGGTGAACTGCCGGAATGCTCGGGCCAAGTTCCTCCTCAAACTCGTAAAGGACGAAATTCAATGAACACAATTACTACCCCTCCAACTGATGTTGGGATGACATTCCAACCTGACTTGCCCTTCGAGGAGTGGTCGGAGATTGGGAAGAGATTTGGAGAAGCAACAAAGCGTTTTAGCTGGGCTCTTGGAGATTGGTTGGTTTACGGGAATTCCAATTTCAAGCAAAAGGTTTCTACCAAGCTTTTGATCGAGGCCGAAAAGGTTACCGGAGTCGATAGACAATCACTCCTCTCGTTCGCGACTGTCTGCCGTCGAATCCCGATGGAGAAGAGGGTCCCCCATCTCAGCTTCGAGCATCACCAAGCGATCTCGACGATCTCGAACGAGGAACGACGGGACTCCTGGCTGAAGTTTGTTTCTGCTGCCGATTCCCCGCCGTCCAAAAAGCTTCTGAAGCTCTCGATTTCTTGCTCTCCCGATGATCCCAAGATCATCACAGCGGAGGAATATGAGAGCAGGTCAAAGGGGTTTCGCAGGAAAAACTATTCGCCTCACCTTCGAAGACTGTTCTCGGTCCTGCAAGAAACTGTGCCGGACATGGATGACGACGAAATTGACGCTGTTCTTGCCGATACCCGGCCCCTTGTTCGCTTGCTGGACAAGCTTACCGCTTGGCGGGACGGCAGGTGATCTCTCCAACCAGAGCCCCAGGCTGGAAACCTAGCCGAGAGACTTTGAAGTTTCTTGAACGGTAAACAACGGGGTTTCCGATGGCAGGAATAGTGGAGAGGTCTGAAATGAGGAACTTCACTTCGATGTCAGACTCGTCAGCGAATCCACCTTCCATCAGTTCCCGCGCGAATTGAGACTCGCTCACGGTCGCGGTGATGCTTTCCCCGTTGATCGTAATCGAGACCCCGAAGTGTTCCCGGTGCTCAAGGAATGCTTCGCTGAAGCTATTAGCTGCCTCGGTCTGCATTACTTGGCCTTTTTCTTAGCTGATTTTTTCGCAGCCTTCTTCTTTGGGGCAGGGGTCGCCTCTCCTTGCTCTTTGACGGCAACCGTTTCGTGTTTATCCCGGTGATAAATTTGAGCGCGGCCACTCGTCAGAAGCTCGGCAGCAAGAAGATTATCCACGTTCTCAAGGACAACACCCTTTTCGACGGGTTCCCCCTTAACGAAGCAATTAGAGGTGATCAGAATGTTTTTCATGGTTATGGGAGGTAGTCAAAAAGGGCGCGGAGTCTCCCCCGCGCCCTTGAACCGATTATGACAAACGATTGTTTATGCTCCCAGTGCGTCGAGCATGGCAGCAAAGGATTTCGGACGCTGCACGCCGCCGTCGTAGTAAGTTTCACCCACAAGGCGATACTTGCCTTGAGTGGCAAGAGTGGCGTCGGTCATGAGGTCGAGCATCAGCCCGGACCAGTAACCGATGAAGTAATCCGCGAAGTTTCCGAAGAAGATCGCAGAGCAAACCCCAGTAGAGCTTCCCTTGTCGAGAGTCCGGCTGACTGCGTTGGTAAACGCTGCCTTGTAACCGTTCAGCTCGATGTCGCTGTTCGGGACGTTCGGGGGAATGATGAACGAGCCTTCAACACCGGAGGACTGAAGAGGGGTCTCTTTGAGCTTCTTCTTAATTTCTCCGTTGGTGATGTAGCAGAGAGATCCGCTGAGTGCGTTGGCTGCGTCAACTGCTTCCTCCAGGTCAACGATGTCAGCCCAGTCCGGTGCTGCTCCGTTGGTTCCACCTGCAACGCTTCCGATGCCGGAAGTTCCAGCGATGCCCTCGGCCTCGTTGGTTCCCGATCCGTGGAAGAATGCTGCTTCCTGAACGGCGAGCATCTGGGCGGTAACGTGGTTGCGGACGACGGCCTCGATAGCGGACGAAGACTGCATGATCAACTGCTTCGAGATATTGACGTAACCGGGAAGGCGGTTAGGAGTCAAGTTGAGGTCGGCAGTGGTCGGCGTGATCTCGTCGGCTGCTGCGTTCTCGGCCTTGCCTGCTGGGTCGCTACCGGCTGCAAGTCGTGGGATGTCAAGGTTACCAGTCAATCCAGTGAGGACGGTCGCGCCATTCTGAGCAATCACAGAAGCGTTGAAGAAGTCATCGAGAAGACCTGCCTTTTCAGTGGCAACGGTCATTCCTCCTTGATCTCCTCCGGTTCCTCCGGTCGCGGTGAGGTCACGCTTTACAAAGAAGCCTGGAAGCATGATGCCACGAGCCTCGTTGATTCCCGCTTCCTTGGCTTCGCGGAAACCTTCAGTGACGATCTCTTTCTCAACACCGTCGAGCTTGCCTTCTCCCACGCAAGTGCGAAGAGCTTTGGCAAGGTCAAACCGTGCCACGTCACGCTTCTCACCTTTGGAAAGGTTGTTAGCCGGGGTGTAATCGGTGTGACGAGAGGTGAGAGCCTGGAATGCCTCTGTCTGGAAATCTCCAGCGGAAACTCCACGTTCGATGGCCTTGTTAGCGTCAACGATAAGTCCGCGAGTCTTGGCGGCTTCTGCAATCTCGTTGATTTTCGAGATGCGGGCACGTTCTTGACTGACAGCGTCGTTTCGCTCCTGCTTAACGTCCACAGAGGGACGCTCGTTGATGACCTCCACGGAACGCTTTTCGGTTTCGGGAGCCTTGTTTTCCTGATCTTTGATAGTATCGGACATTTTTCTTTCTCTTGGATTGGATTCCGTCTTGGTGTTTTTCATCGCCCGCCCGACGCCAACGGAGTCATCGAAGGGGATGCTGACGAGGGACAGTTCGAAGGGTTCCCAGTCGGTAGCGGTGACGGCCTCCCGACCTCCATCAAGCTTCTGGACATCCTCCCCGTGAATCATGTAACCGACAGAAACCAACTGTCTGATACCGTCTTTCACGTCCTCGAAAATTTCGTTTGCGCGTGCGCTTCGGGAAAACTTGACGATAGCCCGGCCTTTCCGGTCGTCGTCGATCCACGCTTTTTCAACGACTCCAATCTGGTCGTTTCGGTCGTGTTCCATTAGGAATGCGCCGCCGTTGTTGATTCGCTCCAGCCTTACTGCGCCGGGGTCGTGGCTAAGTGTCTCGGTGCCATACCAACGCTCCCCGGTCATTTCGGAAGAGAAGGCGATTTCAACCGTTCTGTTTTCCTCATCAATCGCTCTCTTCGCGATCTCGGCTGAACGGTGGAATAGATAGTCTTTAGGAATTCCCTTCCGGTGAATCATCATCACCGGCGGAATTGTCAAAAGGCTTGGGCTCGTTCGGGCTCAAAGTCAGATCCATGACTTCTGCAAGGTCCTCATCCTGCTTGGACTTGTCGAAGACCTCGTAAACGTCGTCGCCATTCTCCGCGATAACGTCACGAAGGGGCTTGATTCGGTGCTGAATGGCAAGAATAGCGGCCTCCATGTCCTTCTTGGGATCAACCCATGCCCATCGACGGCCTTTGAAATCGGGCACGTTGAACTTCCAGAATTTATCGAAGGGCAGGCCCAACCGACCAGACATCAGTTCAAAGGTTAGCCACTCTTCAAAGATTGGCTCCAAGACGTGTTCAATCAGGAATCTCTGAACGGCTTTCCATACCTCTCTTTCTTCGAGAACGCCTGCCCGAATACTGGAGTAGTTCACTCCCTCCAGATCATTTGATAGAGCATTATAGCTAATCCCGAGACTAGTAGCAACTCCGCGTAAACATGATTTAACGAAGTCTCCATAGCCTGAATTCGGGTGGTTGTTATCCCATGATTTGAAGTCAACTCCAGTCGGCAGCTCCTCGATGGTGCCTGGAGAAGCGTCAACGGGAAGGTTTCCGTCCTCGTCGATCTCACCGGTCCAACCTTCTGGTGTCTTCTTGGTGAAGAATCCCATTTTGGCTGCTCCG